CGTGCTGTCAACGACAAGCAAAACCGGCTCTCCGCCGGCGGGGCGTGCGACCTGGTCGCGCAGCATCCGGCCGAGGCGATCGGCTTCGCCGGCGAGAGCCGCGCGCAATGCCGCGGGGATCGCGCCAAATCGCGCAATGAGCGCCGCATCGCCGATCATTTTTGGCGCGATCATAACAGCGCCACCAGCAGGGGATCGGTCGCAGTCGGGGCCACGCGGCGGGCAAAGCCCGACACCGGCGCCAGCAAGCGATATTGCGCAAGCAGGAGCTTCACGTCGTCGCTCATGTCCTGCTGCGAATAGGTGACGGTTTCGCCGCCCCCCAGGGCCCGCGATACTTCGCCGATGTGGGTGCGCTCGCGATAGCGCTGGCACACCAGCTCGATCGCGGCTTGTGCGATGTCGGGCGGCGTCACCGGGTAGCCCGCGGTGTAGGTGACGATCACATTCTGCGCGCGCCTGGTGAAGACATAGCCGCGCAGCGCCAGCTCGGTCGGGCTGAACACATACCCCGCGCCAAAGCCGCCATCGGCCGGAGACGGCGGAATTGCCAGGCCATCGATGGACAACGACAAGACCGCGGTGACCGGGATGTTGGCGAAGCCGAGGCGCTGCCCGCCGGTGCCGTCGCGGACCTCCTGCCAATCGCTGGGCGCGACCTGGCGATTGAGCCAGCTCTGGACGAACTGGCTGGCTGCGGTAATGAGGCGCGTCAGAAGCACATCGTCGGTGTCCGGAAAAGCATCCTGTCCGGTCTGCAGCCAGGCCTTGACATCGGCCAGAGTGGTGAGATCGCCAAAGGCCATGTCCGCGTTCTCCGAAACATCGAAAAACATAAAAAGAAACGCCTTACCGCGGAGGACGCGGAGGATGCGCAAAGAACGCGATGGCGATTTGCCGGCGCGTAACGCCAGTCACTCCTGCTCAGCAGGATTTAGGGTGGGCACTACCTGCCCCAAAATCGCCTTTGCGCCCTCTGCGAAACCTTTGCGCCCTCTGCGCCGAAGTATTTTTACTAACCGTTGCCGATATTGCTGATGACGCCGACCGCGAACGGCGCGTAGACCGCCAGCACCTCTTCGGCGTAGACCCCGGCCTGGCGCTGGCGGGTCACCACCGGCCAGTCGATCTGGTAGTAATCCTGCCGGGTCTTCACCTCGGCGACGTTCGGCACCTCGTTCGACTGGTATTGGACGGGCAGGTGCTCGGCCCAGCCGACGATCGTGCCGGGTGGCACCCGCGGATGAATACGGATCGGAATGCGCAACCCGCCATTCAGGGTGTACGGGTTGAAGTAGAACGACACCGCGCCCGCCGCCGCCAGGTTGTATGGGTTGCCGTCGGTGCCGACCTCGTAGCGCAGCAGCGGCCCCGAGGCGTTGGACAACACCTTTGCAGTGATGTTCTTCAGCTCCTGGACATTGACGTAGAGCACGGTCGGCGACACCTGGTAGAGGTTCCACATCTGCTGAAACATCGTGTCGATCTCGACGACCGAGCCACGGCCCGACGCGGTCAGCGGCGTGCCGGTGCCGGCGCTACCGGTCGGCAGAACGCTGACATAGGCGGTCGAACCCGCTTTCAACGCGGTCGTGAGGAGCCCGTCATAGGCATAGCTCGGATTGGCCGAATTGTCGGCGGTGATCGCCGATACCGCCTGCTGGCCGCCGGTCAGGGGGGCAGTAAAACTGGCGCTGTTGATCGTGCTGATCGCCTGCAACGTCTCGGCGCCGGCGGTGCCGACAAACCAGGCATAGGCACTCGCGCCCTGGATTGCCGTGACGCTGGCGAACAGCGTCTGGCCCAAGGTTACCGCCTGGGTCGCATTGGTGCTCTTGTTGGACGAGCCGCCCGCAAGCACAAAGGTCTTGCCGTCGGCGCCGGTGACGGTTTTGGTGGTGGCGACACCGATTCCGGCGGTCACGGCCGAATTCTGGTAGCCTTCGAGGGTCAGTGCGACGACGATGACCGAATAGGTCGCGGCCGGCAATGTCGCGCCCGAGCCCGAGGCCGACAGCACCGCCGCCGCCGGGGTGCCCAGTTGCAGGGAAGCGTTGCCGGCGAGGATCGCCATCTCCTCCTTCAGCATGAGTTTCTGCAGCAGGCGGAAAGTCATGCGGGCCTGGACGTCCTCGAGATGGCGGCCGGCGCTGATCGCCTCGTAGGTCGCCGCATCCTCCTCGCCGATCGTCACATAAGCCGCCGATTTGGAGGCGGTCGTGTACGACATCTGGCCCGAGCGCTGGCCTTCCGGTACCCAGCCCATCGCGTCGAAGCCGGAACCGGTCAGCGCGGTCACCTGGCGCCAATTGGTCGCGGTACCGGTACCGCCGCCGACCCGCGCTATCGAATTGCGGATCGGCGTCGTGACCGGGAAAAGATTTTTCGCCGGCGTTTGCAGGTCAAAGGCAACAAGACCGCTGCCGGTGGTGATCGCTTTGGTGATCCGGTCGTCGGGCGTGCGCAACGCGCCCTTCACCAGATCGAGCGTGTCCTGGGTTGGGTTCATCGGTGTGTCCTTCCGCTCGGGCATGAAAAAACCCGGCAAACGGCCGGGTCTGGTCAGGGGTGTAGGTGGCAGGCTCTATCGGCTGGCGAATCCCTCGGGCCGGCTGATCGGAGCTCCAAACGGAGCAATCGGGTTGGCATGCACCGCTTTGATCAAGGTCAAGGTGCGTTCCTCGTCGCTCATCCGGGCGAGCGCTAGGACGATGTCCTCGCCGGCGGTGATCGCCCCGCCGCCGTCCTCGCGCTTTGAGATGCCGGTAAATCCGCGCGCGAGGGTCTGCGGCGGCAGCGGCGTGCGGGCGATCTCCTCGACGCGTTTTTGCAGCGCATCGAGACGCGGCACCAACTCGTCGGCGAGCTTGGCAAGCCCCTTGGCAAGCGGCGCCAGATCCGGCTGGCGCACCTTGCGCAGAGTGTCGGCGACGACCATCGCGGCCAGCCCGCCTTGAGGCGAGGCATCGCCGCAATCAATGAGCTCGACGCCTTCCTCGGCGACGAGCGGTGCGAGAAAATCGCGCAATTCGGCGATGATCGCCTGCAGCCGCTGGGGCAGGGGCGATGCGTCCGCTGCCATTGCCGCCTCGATCGCGATGCACTCGTGCAGTCCTTCAAGGTCGAGGATGATTTGCGCCAGACGGCCGATTTCGGCGAGACCCTTGCACGCCGTATCGTCTGCGCGGCCCGGCTCGGATGCGGCCGTCGACGGCCCCCGATCGGCCAAAGACGCCTGGGCCGCATCGCCAGTACGGTCGTCTCCCGCTGTGGCGCCGGCCGGCTCATGGTCTTCGATGCAGCCCATCGCCTGCGCCTTCGCGAGATGGCGATGACCGGCAACCCCGCAATCCCAGATCTGTACGGGCGCGCGGGTTGACGCCGCGATAGTGGGCATGCTGCCTCCTGTTGCCGGGCGAGTGGAAAGTTTCCAGCAATCGAACACCGCCTCCGGGTTGGCCGGGCGATCGACCACCGAAATTTCAGTGAGGCGAAGCGCGGTAATGAGCCGCCGATCGGCGGAATCGCGCGCGGTCACCTTGCCGCCGATCGAGAAGCCCTTGTAGACGCCTTCTGCGACCTTCTGCCAGGCATCGTTATCGACGATTTTGGCACCGAGATAGAGGCCCTTGTCGTCGACTGCGGCTTCGGTGGCGACGCCGACCGCCGAGGGCTGGTGCATCTCGCGGATATTGGCGAAGCGCATGTAATCGTCGAGCGCTGCGGCCAACGCCTCGCGCGTGACGGTCTCGCCCTGGTCGTCCTCGGCCTCGGTCGAGGCATAGCCCCACACCATCCGCTGTTCGGCATCGACCTTGGCGATCGGCCAGTAAAACCGCATCGAAAAGTCTCCCCGGTTCGTGTCGCTCGAAAAAAGCGCGGCAGCCGACATCAACCCCGAAAGGTAGATGTCTACCTGTCCGGAGAAATTCGCCCGCCCACCGCATGCGTCGATACCTCAATCACCGCGCCTTCAGCGCCTCGATCTCGCGCTGTTGCACCTGCATCCCGGCTACCAGCACGGCAATGAGGCACTCCTGCCGGTAGGATTTCGGCGTCTTGCCGTCGTTCTCGTAGATCGCGCAGCGCGGTTCGATCGCCGCCACATTCTCCGCCGAGAGACCGATCTGTACCCCGCCGTAGTTGTGATCCGGACTGGGTATAGCAAGCGGCTTCATCTTGAACACGATCGGCTTCAGCTTCCCGACCGTCCCGAGCGCGTCGGCGACACGGTAGCCGCCGACCAGGTTCTTGAACCGCAGCGACGAGATCGTGCAGGCCGAGGTCTGGAGCGTCAGCTTGTTGCCCGAGGACATGCACACGAAGTCGGTGTTCGTCCCGGTCGTGACCTCGGGCAAGAGGATGTTGCCGTGGAACGTCTCGATTGCCGTTGTCGGCGTGCCCGTCCCGGTCGCCGACCAGATGGCCGTGCTGCCGGCGCCGATGCCGATGTAGTTGCTCGTCGACGAACTGGGCGCGTCAATGCTGCTGTTCGTTCCGATCAGCACCACGTCGCTCCCGGTCGCCAGAGTCGTGCTGCCGACGTTGTTCCCGAGGCACAGAGCGCGGGCTCCCGTGGTCAGCTTGTTGCAAACGTTCGCCCCGAGGCCGGCGCCGGCGACGGTATTCCCTTGCACAAGGTTAAACGCGCCGTTGCCCACAACGGTCCAGCCGCCCGCCGTTACATTCGACGCGCCGCTGTTCAGGGCGCCCTCGCCGACAATTGTGTTGCCGCTGCCGCCGGATACCTTGCCGCCCGCGAAGCCGCCGACATAGACGCCGTTGCTGCCTGTTGCAGCCGCCGCGCCCGCCCCATCTCCTATTCCCACGTTCGCCGTACCGGTCGTGTTGGCGGCAAGGGCGTTGATCCCCAGCGCCGTCATGTTGCCGGTGGCGACCGTCAAATTGGCTCCGGCACCCGTTCCCAAAATCACCGACGCGGCGTTCGGCGCTTTCGGCAATGGGTTGTAGTTCGTCGCCCCGACGTTCGCGAAGCCGTGAAAATTCGCGCCGACCGGCGAAGCGAGCACGAGGCATTGCGTCGAGGGGGCCGCGTGGCTGCTGCAATCGTAGCCCTCGACGATGACGCTGTTGAGACTGGCCGCGACCGAGACGCCATTCGCCGTCGTCGACGGATTGACCGTCGAGCCGCCGAATACCTGAGTTTTCGAGGCGTTGATCTGGACGGCATTCTGCTGTGCCCCATCCGAGCGAAGGTCGTAAAAGCTGCCCCAGGCGTCGAGCAGATAAGGCGTCGTCGCCGCCGAGGCCGCGCCGTTTATCGTATAGGCGTGCGGCGAGATCAGAACAGTGTTGTTGGCTCCGGTGTTGACATGAATATTGGAGGCCAGCCCGCCAAAGGCGAACATCCCGAAGTGCTGGCTGTCGGTCTGGTTGATCTCGACGTTGTAGAGCGGCTGATCGGCGGCGCCGGCATAGAAATCATCCGAAATCCCGGCGAAGACATTGATCGTTTCGCTGCTGTTGCAGGATGATCCCCCCGCCGTTCCCAGGACGTAATTCGTCCCATATGGCGCTGGGTTCATAAAGGCCACATTGGCGTGATGGGCGAAGGAGATGCAGTTGAGCATCGCCACGTCCGTGGTCAGCTTGTTGCCGTCGAAGGTGATGTCCTGGATCGCCCCCTGCGCCGCCTGGTTCTGGAACACCAGCTCGGCGATCGGCCCGAGGGCGACGACGGTGGACAGCGTGCGGCCCGCGCCGACGATCTTTGAAGGGAACCCGCCGACCGCGATGTTCAATGCCGCCGTCGATCCCCAGAAACCACCCGGCGCCGGCGGGAAATAGGCGTAGGCATAGGCCCCGCCCGTGCCCTTCGCGGTGGCGCTGAGCAGCGCATTGATCGCCGTGGCGTCGTCGTGACCCCAGGTGACCTGCTTCGCCGTCGCCGTAATTGTCTGGCTTGCATTGTCCGCCAGCGTCAGCGTCGTGCCCGCTACGTTGCTGATCGTCGAGGCGAGCGGGTTGACCCCTGCCGTGGCGAGGACCGGGTTTGAGAGCGTCGCGCTGCCGGCCGAATAGGCCGCGGTCGGTGCGGTGTAGTTGTAGCCGGTGAAGACGAGCGTCGGCGTGACCTGCAACCATGTGTTCGAAATCGTCGGCTTGGTGCCGCAACCCCCGCCGCTGACCGTTGCCGCCGTGGTCGAAGGCAAGGCCGAGTACGAGCCGGCGATAACCGGCGTGAGGGCACCCGAGAGCGCGTTGCCCGTCACCGTGCCGGTGAATGTCGCAGCAACCGTGTTCGTCCCGCCGTCCACCGTGAAGGTCTGGACGCCGTTGGTGCAGGTCGCGCCGCCGGTCGCGACGGTCGCCGTCGCCAACCCCTCGTTGGCGGTCAGCACCGCGCCTGCCCCGGTCGCATCGGTTATCGTGATCGTCGGAATCGAGGTATAGGCCGAGCCGGCGGCGTTGACCGCATCCGAGGCAATGGGCGCCGTGGCCAGCGAGGCGCCCGCGTCGAAAATGACGATGTTCTTGCCGATGTCGGCGGCGGTGAAGGCACAGCCTGCGCCCGTTATCGTCACGGTCGGCGACGCCGAAGCCGTCGTGACCGTGCAGCTCTTCCTCTGCGTGTCGCCGACGGCGCCGAAATCCAAGGGCGTCAGCACGCGGCCGGCGAGCGCCGGCACGGTGATCGCCGCGGTGCCGCCGCTCGGGGTGATGGTACCGTTGGCACCGGTCACCAGCATCCCGGGCGCCGGCTGTATCGGAGGAGTTTGCGCCGCAGCTGGCAACGTCAATACCGCGGCCGCGGCCAGTAGCGCGGCGAGATGTCCCTGCCTCATCACCAGCTCCTTGCGGCCATCTGGCAGCTCGACGAGTTCGAATAGATCCGGATGCGGCCGGTATGCGGCAGGCCCGACATGCTGAGCGAGCCGCCCTGACCGCCATTCGCTGCGGCTCCGGCAAGCACCATGACCGTCGGTGTGAGACTGCCAGCCTGATCGTCCAAAACGACCGTCAGGCCGGCGGTGCACTGCGCCTGGATCAGATAACCGAGCCGCGGCCCGGGGGGCGCCGGGATCGTCGCGAGCAACGTCAGGCCGGCGAGCGACGGCGCGTTGGCGCTGGCGTCGCTGCCATTGGCGCCGGGCGAGGCCATCGTCTCGCTGGCCCCGAGCTGCCGGTAGGCCGAAACCTCGACGGATTTGCTCTGCGCCGACGCGCTGCAGGTCAAGCCCATCGAGAGGCTCGTGGTGATGCCGAGGGCGACTAACAAGAAAGCCGCCCGGGGGCCGCGCGGAGAGTGGGTCATGTTTGGATTACCCTCGGTTGCCGGGGCATGAGGAGGATGCAGGGCGGCGCCAGCCCAGTTCGATTTCCGCTGAGGTCGAACGGTTCAGGGTTGCTTGACCGATGGACCTGGCGCCGGTGCGAGCAAGACCGGTCCGCCGCTGCCATAGACCATCGGCAACTCACCGCCGGCCACGGGGTCGAAGCCGAGGATGTCGCGTGCTTCGTTGACCGCGTAAATCCCGGCGCGGACATAGGTGTCGAGCAATTTGGCCTGCTCGGACGGGTCGGCCGGGCGCAGATCGACCCAGGCGAATTCGAGGTCAGCCTGACCCATACGGTCCTGGATGACATGATCGGCCAGCCGCTTGACCCAGCCCATCAGCGGCGCCAGCCCTTCGGACAGCGCGGCCTCCTGCGCCGTCTCGGCGGTGGCGCGGTTGACCTGGCGGGTAAACGCCGTCGCCGGCAGCGAGAAGGCGTAGCACACGATGCGCGCCAGCCACTCGTCGAACTCGTCCTTGTAGGGCGCCTCGGTGAAGGCCTGATAATTCGTCCCGCTCGGCGCCCAGACAAGCCGCGAGCGCGCCCCGGTGTTGCCTGCGAGCACCCCGTCGAACCATTCCTGGAACTGCCGGATCTGTTCGGCATTCCAGCCCTCCGGCGCGGTCAGCAGCCCGGGAGGCACGTTACCGCGGGAGGCGAGGAAAAGGGCATGGTGTGCCGTTTGGTGACGCACCCCCGGCAATCGAGGGCGAGCGGCAGCCGGTCGGAGGAGGTTCGGCCAGGCTGGCGCATTTGGACAAGGCGCGCTGAGGTAGGGGCTGCGAGCTCACGCCGCTCACAAGCCTCTCTAGGGCGCGTAACGGGTCGGGAGGCGAGGAAAAGGGTCGGGTGTGCCGCGTTTGGTGACACACCTTTGCTCCGCCCTGTGGCCGGCTGGGTCATTTCTGTGATACCACACGGCTGAAGCGGGGAGGGGGAAGCCAATGCATGGACCCCGACGCAATCAACTCTACGTGGTCCGGAAATATGCCGCCGCGCTCGGGCTCGAATCGCAC